AAATCTTCTTTCATTTTTGCAACCATTGGAAATACCCCAATCAAACAAAAACATGATTTTGAAAAAGGTGCGCGTTACAAACACTGACATAAATACATTGAAACGAGAAGCTCTTAACATTCAAAAGAAGAGAAAATCCGAATCTGTCAATGCAGACAAGAAAAGGTTAATGAATCGTTTGGAGCAACTCGGTCTCACACAAATTAATCAAAATGTCATTACCAAAAAATTCAGTAATGGTAATCGGAATATTGATAAGTTGATTGAAGAAGCCAAGAAATTGAAACAGAGTAGAAACAAAGAGGCCGTTAACACAAAACGCAAGGAGTATAGTTCATTTTTGAATACACTTCAGAGTCTTACAGTGGAAGATAAACAAACTCTTTTGAATGGCGGTAATTACAATCAGAATAAAGCTAGAGCTTTGGCTAAGGAGAGAGCTACACAAGCCAAGGCTCTGAAAAAGAATAACTTTTCAACATTCTTGAACGAGTTGGGTCTCGTGAATAAAGACAAAACCAACATGATGAATTTGTACAATGGTAACACTATCACAGTGAATGCCCTCAAAAGAAAGGCGACTGAACTGAAAAATAAGAGAGTTGGTGAAAAGAAACTCGCTAACAAGGATGCACTCAAGAAGAATCTTGAAAATGCTACCAATCTCGATAACGCCACGAAGACTGGCATCATGAAAAAAATGGAAGCGGGTGAAGCAAACCTTGCTACGCTTCGTAAGGAAATAACACAGTTGGTACAAAAGGCTAAAAATAACCGTTTGGCCAACAAAAAACAAAAGTTTGAAAAGAGTATTCAAAACAGCACCCTTTCAAATTCTAATAAAAATGCGTTTATAAGAAAGTTGAATAATTCCAATTTGAACCTTAATGCATTACGAAAAGAACTCAATACCATGATTGAAAAATCCGTCGAAACGCAAAGAGCTAAAGATCGCGATGAACTTGAAGAGTATATGGTATCTAAAAAGATGTCAAACACAGAGCGAAACGGGATTCTCAGTAAATTTAATGCCAATGGCAGAATTTCATTGGATATATTGAAGAAAGAAGCGAATGCATTATTGAAAGAGAGGGTTGAAGCTAAACGTGTAGAGAATGCTTCGAACTTAAACTCTTATAGCAGAAAACTGGGTCTCAATAACGCGACCATAAATACACTCACCAAGAAGCTAAATAGGGAAGATCTCAATTCGCTTAAGGCTGAGGCCAATAGAATTGCTCAGAAAAAGGCTAATAATTTTAAGAATGCTGAGAACAATGAACTGAAAAAGTATATGTCTAACATTGGTCTTAATGCCAATAATAAGAGAAATGTAATCGGTAAAAAACTCCCTCTCAGTGAATCAAAGAAATTCGCGAACAACCTTCTTCAAAAGAAGATTGAAGAAAAGAGAAATAAAAATAAAGCCGCACTTTCGGTCATTCTCAACAAACTGAATATTACTAACACCGAAAACAGAAACAAATTTATGAATAAATTGAAAAATGGTGGTAATATTAATGCAATTAAACAAAACGCCATCAAGTTTTCGGGTCAGAAAAAGAGGGTGACCAAGGGGCGCCAGCGACAAGAACTCATAGCTCACCTTTCTCAGTTGAGATTGAATACAAACGAACAGCAGTCATTCCTTAACGCGTTTAACAGAAACGCCGATGATTTGAATAGCATCAAAAAGCAGGCGTCGGTATTCACAGAAAGGAAGATAAATCAACAAAGGAAGGCGATTAGAAGTGAACTTCTCAACTACTTGAAGGGTCTTAAACTTGAAAGAACCAATTTAGCTTCAATTATGAAAAACTTTGATGAAACAAATACGAATCTGAATGTTCTCAAAACTAGAGCCAAAGAAATTGAAAAGTCTAGAAAACATGAAAAATGGGTTGAGGGTGATATCGAATTCAGGAACTATCTGAATACACTCAATAATCTAAGCAACCAAGACCGTGTGAATATAACATCAAAGATAAGTAATTCATTTGTCAATTGGAACGCACTCAAAAAACAAGCTACGAATTTGGCTGTAAAACGAGCGTCGGACAAGAGAAAGGTGCAACGAGACCATCTCGAGAAAACGATGGACAATTATGGGTTTGATAAGAAGTCAAAGAGAATTATTCTCAATCAGTTTGACGACCAAAAAGCAAATGTAACTACACTCATGCAGACAATTAAATCATTCAAGCAACAGAGGAACCAACAAAAGATGATTAAAAATAAACAAGAATTTGTGAAGTTCTTAAACCCACTCAACCTTAACAGGAGTGATAAGAATGAGTTATTGGAAAAGTACAACAATGGTACAACAACAATGAACAACCTCAAGAAAGAGGCGACAAATCTTGTGAATACAAGGAGAAAGACCAAACGTGATGAGTTGTTCTTCTATGTTTCAGAGCTTAACCTTGAAGAAAAGGATAAAAATCTCATCATGAGAAATTTCAATAAAAGACCAAGTGACTTTAGTAATCTCAAAAAGAAGGCTAAAAAACTCAAGAATGCTTCTAACGCCGCAGAGCTGGCAGAGATTCGTAAGGAACTTTCGGAATATCTCAAGGGTTTGAATATGCTCACCAACCAAAATAGAAAGAAACTATTAAATGCGCTACCACGCGCTTCTGCTCAAAATGTTCGCAACAAAGCAAACCAAGTTCAGGGAGAACGAGTGGTTGCTAAGAAAACTGCGGAAACTACAAAACTTGCAGCCGCTTCCAGGAATTTGGAAGAAGAAGACCGAGCTTATATTCTCAACAAATTCAATAAACAAAATGTTACATTGAACTCAATGTTGAAAGAAGTCGCGGAATTGAAGAAAAAGAAAGCTAACTCCAAAAGAGCTGCAGAAAGAACCAATCTTTATCAATATATCAATAACATCAATCTGAATGTTAAAGATAGAAATGTTATCATGACACAATTTGATAAGACAGATACAAATTTGGCTACGATGAAAGGGAAGGCAAATTCATTGAAAAAGACGGGCGAAGCTAAAAAACTTGCCGCCAATAGATCTGAACTTGAGAAGTATATGAAAAAGACGCTCAAACTCAGTCAGACGAATGTAAATTCTATATTAGCCAAATTTAATGCGGGTGAAAACACTATACTTTCTCTCAAGACCAATGCTGACGAGTTGTTGGCTAAGAGAAAGGATGAAAAGCGACTTGCAAATAGGAATGAACTAATTGCTTATTTTAAGGAAATTGGTCTTTCGGAAGAAAATGGAAAGGGTGTATTGAATAAATTCAATACCACAAACATAATATTAAAGAGCGCTCGCCAGGAAGCCGCTGTTGTTGTGAATAATCTTATTACACAGAAGAGAGCTCAAAACAGGTTAGAACTAGTTGAGTTTATGAATACTCTTCAAAATCTTACTAATGTGGGTAAAAAGAAAATTCTCAAAGAATATGATAGCGAAACCGCAAACCTGAATACTCTCAAGAATAGAGCTTCAGAAATAAATACAGCTGCAAAAAATAAAGCCGAACAAAGAAGAAATCTGTACCAATACATCAACGGATTGGGTATAAATGCTACACCCTACATGAACAAGTTTGATACCGGAAAGAGTACATCAAACAGTCTTAAGGCTAGCGCCAAAAAGGCTAGGGAAGAACTCAATGCTAAAGCTATTGATAGGAAGAAGGATAATCTTCGTGTGTTCATGAAAAATATGAGAATTTCTGGTACAAATAAAAATTCATTCCTCAATCGAATTAATCTTAACACCGATCTCAATAGTATAAAGAAGGAGGTAAAAATGCTTAATTCCCGAATTGGAAACAGGGAACAGAAAATTGCAGGTATGAAGACGGAACTTCGGGTATTCTTGAATACCTTGAATAATGTAACTCCACAAAACAAACAAAAATTAATTGCGAAGATTGTGAATAATTCAACTAATGTAAGTGAACTCAAGAATGAGGCTCGTGCTTTGAATAAGGGTGTTAAGAACAAGAGAGCTGAAGTGGAACGTCTCAAGAAAGAGGAAGAAATTCGTAAGATTGCCGAATCTAAAATCAAGAACGGATTGCGTCTCGAGAGTCACTTGAAGAGTATGAAGGACCTCACGGCTAATAGAGTTGAATACTATAAACGCGAACTCGCCGCCGAAAAGGGTACCCTCGCGGCTTTGATGAACCAATCTAGGGGAGAAAATGATAAACAAAAATCCGAAAAGGCTGCGTTCTACAAGTATATTCGCAACACTAAGATTCCACGAGATAAACAGAAGAATTATATTGCACGGGTCAAGGCGCCAAGATCCAATCTAACCGAAATTAAGAAGCTCGTGAATGCCAACATCAATGCAATTAAGAGTGAAGAGGTTAGATTTGCAGAACAACAAGAAGCTATTCGGGTGAAGAAGGAAGAAGAAGCTAAGAAGAAATTAGAACAAAATATCCAGACGCTTTCTTCAGCACTTCAAAACCTTACAAATCTTACAGATGAAGACCGTAAAAAATACATAAATAGTCTGAAGGAGAGACCAACCACTCTCAATATAGTTCTCAAGCAGGCTAAAGAAAAAAATGCGGGTGCAAAACGTTTGAAGGCTAAACTTGAGGAAGAAGCTAAACGTAAAGCCGAAAAACTCATTGAAAATAAAAAGAAGGCGAAAAACGCCAGGGACAAAATGTATAAGAACACCGCCGAATCTCTGCGAACCCTGACAAACCTGACACGTAATAACCGGAAGATGTTTATGGGGCGCCTCAATAAGAATGGGCAGCGACAAGTTATCTCTAATGCTACGGGTCTCGATGATGAAAGAAAGAAGGCAAGGAGAGAAGAGGAAAGTGCACGGAAAATAGAGGCGGAGAAGAAACGCCTTGAAGAAGAAGCACAAAAGAAAAGGAATGCCAACGCTTTGCGAATTAAGAAGGTGAAAGAGCAGGAAATGAAGAATGTGGCTTCCCGGCTCCAGAGTCTCACCAGTATCGAGAGAGAAAACCGAAAGAGGTTTATGGCCAGACTCGCTAAAAATGGTGCTCAAAAGGTTGTGGCTAATGCTACAGCACTCAACGGGGAGAGAAAGGCTGAACAGGCTAGACAGAGAAAGGCTGAAGAAGATAAGAGAAAAGCTGAACAGGCTAGACAGAAGAAGGCTGAAGAAGATAGGAAGAAGGCCGAAGAAGATAAGAGGAAGGCTGAAGAAGCCATAAAGAAGGCCGAAGAAGATAAGAAGAAGGCTGAAGAAAATAAGAAGAAGAGTAGAAATCTTGAGATAAAGAGTGTTGCTACTAAACTTCAAGGCCTCTCTTCCCTTGAGCGGGCGAATAGAAAGAAGTTTATGAATAGACTCTCCAAAAATGGTGCTCAAAAGGTTGTGGCTAATGCTACGACTCTCAACAAGGAGAGAAAGGTTGAACAGGCTAGACAGAAGAAGAAGGAGGAGATGGAAAAGAAAATGATTGAAGATAAGAAGAAGGCTGAAGAAGCCAGAAAGAAGTTTGAAGAGGCTAAAAGGAAAAGTCGGAACCGCGAAACAAAGCGAATTGCCACTAGACTTCAGGGCCTCACTTCACTTGAGCGTGAGAACCGAAAGAAATTCATGAATCGTCTAGCTGCTAACGGCTCTTCAGCTTCAAAGATATTAGCCAATGCTCAAGCTCTTAACGCAGATAGAAAAGATTCAGTCAAAAAGATACGAAACGGTGTTGAATGGAAACTCAAGAAGATTGGTGCACAGGGTTCCAATCTCAGGGCTCTCATGAAGAGATGGAATAATTCAAAGAATAAGACCATCTTTAACGAAGCTCGTAAGAAAGCGTCTGATAAGCAGCCTATGCTTGACAAGATCACCCGCGAAATTCCTGGTACATTTGGTCAGTGGAGACGTGGATGGGAAGATGCGGTGCGTAAAGCTGATACACCTCAAGAACTTCAAAGACTTGACCGCCTCCTCGACGAAAAATCAAAACTACGCAAGGAGATTGAAAAGGCGCCAATAGCAGAAGATAAGCGTCGGGGTCAGCTTCGCTTTGTGATGAAGATGGCGAATGATGTCGGTAAAAGGCGCGCGGAACTTGCGAAAGACATCAAGGATAAGAGAGATACGAAAGACAGGTCAACCAAGGATACCGCTACAAAGCTTCAATCCATGGATAGACTGGGACGCAACAACAGAAAGCGTTTCATGAACAGAATTGCGGGTGGTGAGAGTGGCAAGATGGTATTGAAAAATGCAGACAAGTTACAGCGTGACCGAACAGCCAAGCAGCGTCTTGAATCTGAGCGTAAAGAGAGAGAACGACAACAGTCACAGCAGCGTAAGGAACAGGGACGTAAGACTCGTGATTATGAGAAACAGAAGCAGGGTAAATTAAGGGGAAATACCGCAAGAATGTTACAGGGTATGACGGGTCTTGAAAGAAAGAATAGACAGGAGTTTATGAAGAGATTGAATAGAGGTGAAGAACCTTCAAAGGTCATAGCCAATGCCCAAAAACGATCAAAGAGTGCGGTTCGTTATACTGGGAAAACAGCGGTTGGCGCTCGCGCGACACCTCGGCCCACTCCACGAGCCACACAACCACAAGGTCGGGTCGCCCCTCGTACTAAAAAGTTAAGGGCTAAAAACCGAACCCGGGCGCAGGTTGCTAAAAAACGCGCAAGAAGATAAATAATATATATACATATAAATGTCTTCTCTGTGTGCGTATTTAGTGGGAAGGCGCATAGAATATCTAGCTACACCAGAACCCAAAATAGAAATAGAACCAGAACCGGAACCAGAAAAGAAAGGTAAGATTGGTTATATACTTGTGGGTATTATGGGGATTATTTTATCAAGAAAGTAAATAAAATACACAGTAAAATACGTAATTTATTTAGTTTGTATAAAGTTTAAAATGAAAAATTAGGGTGAGATACCGTATACTTCCTCTTCATAACCACCTATCTCATACCCCTCAGAGGAAGATCCCGTCAGACCAAGAAGATCAAAACGACCACACATCCAACTACTCCACTCCTTTGGATAAATGCGAACCGCCGTGGTACTTACTGGGGTGTTGAATGGAACCCATACAATGTCATCTTCGTTACTTGTACCATAGAATTTAGACCCATTGTCGACATTCTTCCACTGACCCGTGGAATCCTTGTACTTTGCGGTAAATCTAGTGATCCACTGGGCACCTCCATCTCCTCGTCCCTGGATAGCCACACCCCCTACTTTGGTTGGGCTGTCCATCTGCATTTCGTGCCACTCGTTAGTACTCTTGTTGGCACCATTCTTGGGGTGCCACCCAGTTCGACTGTTCAGAGTACCCTTATTTGGGTGCCAATTGGGGTCGTTGTTCTTCGACCACCACGAAGACGCCGCACGTTTATTTCCTGGGATGTTGAGGAGTTTGAGTTCGGATTTTTTGAGAGTTGAATTAGTTATGAGACCCGCACGGAGAGACATGTGCTTGTTGAAGGTTTTTGGATAAATGCGAATGTACCGGGTCTTCACTGGAGTAGCAAACTTCACTTCGACCAGAGTGTCAATATCCGTATTACCATCGAAGACGGCACCCTTATCAACGTCTCTCCAATTACCGTCATTGTAGTATTTGACTTTGAAAGTTTTAACAAATTGTGGCCCCCATGATTTGTTACTACTATCAATTCGCCCCTTGATGGCCACGCCACTAATATCGGCAATCTTTCCATTGTCCATCTGGTACCACACACCATATCTATTAACATTAGCGGACCAGGCCTGGGGTGAATCGAGTTTACCTCTGTTGTGGGTTTTCCTCTGACCACGATTAGAACCCCAAGGCATAGAAGACGTCCTAAACTCGACTGGTACATCCACCACGGCGGGGGGTCCGAGAGCTTTGGGTAAACCGCCACCATGTATAAAAGCGGCCGCAGCCGCCGCTGCTGACGAAGATGAACAACACAACGCCAATAACAAAATGATACGACCTGACATCTTTACTCTACATGGATATTTTTTTGGTTAAAGACTTAAAGTCATACATAGCTATGGATACCTGTGACGTTTGTTGTGAAAAGTTCAACAAAATAAATCACAAAAAAATTGATTGTCCCTTTTGTGATTTACATAGTTGTCGCTCATGTTCACAAAGATATCTCCTATCCATCGTAGACGATCCTCATTGTATGGGTTGTAAAAATATATGGAATAGAGAATTTGTAGATACTTGGTGTACTCGCTACTTTCGGAACACGGAACTTCGTCGTCACCGGGAAATGATCCTGTTTGAGAGAGAGAAAATTCGCATGCCGGAAACTCAACCCGAAGTTGAGAGAATACTTGCAATGCGTAAAATTCATACAATCATTACCGAACAACGAATAAGGCTCATAGAATTACACAACAACCATGGTATATATGTACCGGTCACTTCAGACACACCAATACCACAGGAAATCCTAGAACTTCGTGAGGATATGGAACAAAGTTACAGGGAGTTGGAGAGACTAAGACATGGAGGTGATCTTGTTGTGGACGAGCCATCAAAGAAATTTATTCGTAAGTGTCCAACTGAAGAGTGTAAGGGTTTCATGAATGAGGACTGGTTTTGTGGTCTATGTGACCGTCATTTTTGTGAACACTGCAATGAGGAGAAGCATGAGGGACATCAATGTAATCCGGATGCAGTTAAAACGATGAAACTTCTCAAAAAAGATACAAAGCCCTGCCCTAAATGTGGAACAATGATTCATAAGTTATCCGGGTGTCGTCAGATGTGGTGTCCAGATTGTCATACCGCATTTGATTGGGTGTCGGGAAATATATCGACGGGTCGTATTCACAACCCCCATTATATGGAGTTTAAGAAAGGGCGCATTTCTGGAAGGGAACATGCTGATATTCCTTGTGGTGGTACCCCAACATTTAGAGAACTTCGAGAAATGGGTGCTCCAGATAACATCATGAGTTTCGTCTCAATTTTAACGGGTCTTGAAAGAGATATTACATATAGATACGGTGATTTCTATGACGACGACAACCGATATCTACGAGTAGTCTACATGCTTAATGAAATTGATGAAAATCCATTCAAGAAGGAACTTCAAAGGCGGGAAAAACAACGAGAAAGATATAGAGATATTAGTAACATTTTCCAAATGGTTGTGGATACGGGAGGTGATCTGTTAAGACAGTATATATTAGAACCTGATCGCGTGGATGAAATATTAAACATATGCAGAAAATTAATTGAATATGCAAATGAAGTCATCACGTTAATCAGGAAGAGATATAACTGTATACTCCCAGCTAATATTTATCTCTTCTAAATATAAGATGTTCATTTTGTTGTGTCTTATATTATTGTTCATATATCTGATACCAACATACGTAAAACCTAGAGTTATAAAGTCATTTATTACAGAAGAGGAACGTGAACACATCATACGTAAGGCTAAAAAGAAATTAGAAGTATCAACTGTAACTGAAAATGGTAAGCTGGATAAGAAAGTCCGAGATAGTGAAACTGCTTGGCTTAATGTAAGTGATCCCATCGTGAAACGTGTGATTGAGAAATGTGCGTCCTTAACAGATAGACCCCTGAAAAATTGCGAACACCTTCAGGTGTTGAGGTACAAACCAGGTGGCCACTACAAACCTCATCAAGATACATTCAGTGATGTGAGAGGAAACAAACGAATGTACACAGTAATATTGGGTCTCAATGATAATTATCGGGGTGGTGAGACGGAGTTTCCCAATTTAAATAAAAAATACAAACTTGAGGCAGGTGACGCTCTTTTCTTTCATACCCTTGATAACTATGAACTTATGACATCCAAGGCTTTACATGGGGGTCTCCCTGTAAAGTCTGGAGAAAAATGGATATGTAACTTGTGGGTACATAAATACCCTTACAATTCGTGAGCTACTTTTTCTCGGTTGGCCATGTGAAGCGATTCCACATCGGCTTTGTTCTGCCCTGTATATGGAACAGCATACCCGTTCTCACACATCCAGCGATTAACATTCGTCCAGTTACCATCTTCCGATACCCACACTTCCGCCAAAATGCGACCAAACTTACCCCTCGAATCAGCCTCCGGGCATCTGAGCTGGATCTCGATATCATCCTTCTCAGATTCCACTGCCTTGAGACACCATTCCTTGAGCTTCTTCTTGGAGAGAAGACCAAATTTCTTCTCTTCTAAATCGCGAGTGCGAGACTCCGGGGTGTCAATTCCTAGGAGACGCACGCGCTGCTTGGTGCAGACATCGAAACCTAGATCAATAGATACATCTATCGTGTCTCCGTCTACGACCTTCTCTAAAGAAGAAACGCGGTAAATGAATTCACATAGTTCCTGAGAATATGTCGTCATCGTTTATATATGTCAGGATTTTAATTGAAGTCTCTCGTTTATGAGTTTTATGTAATCTTCATTAAGTTCGACCCCGACGAAGGGAAGACCCAAATCTCTCGCGGCTACGCACTCACTCCCCGACCCCGCGAACGGTACAAACACGTACCCGTTTTCGGGTGGTTGCTTACACGATTTCAATAGTCTTTCACACAGTGCGAGTGGTTTTTGAGTGGGGTGATCGACGCGTTCGTTTTTTCCGGCACCACCCGCTAGTGCGGGGATTTTGATAACGTCTCTGGGAAGTGCCCCTTTGGGATGTGCCGCATAGGTCGTGTCCGGTGCGCCCTCTTTGGAAAAGCGCCCCTTCGTTCCTTTACGCGTTTTACCCGCCGCACCTTTTATGAATCCGTCCGTGTATGGTTCCCGTACGTCATCCCTATGGAAAACCTTGGAATCTTTCCATAAAACAATGATAGACTCGTGTGATCTCTGCCAGAAATTCAGGGTTGGGGTCGTTTTATTCGTGTAGTGCCACACGACCCATCGTCTATTTACCTCCTCGGGAACGCGGGCGAGAATCAGGGCTAAGATTTCACTAAATCCGTATATGAACATCGTACCATCCGGCCTAAGAATGCGAAGACACTCTTTAATCCATTCATCACACCATTTCAAATAGTCACCCATCGGCTGTTTATCGCTTTTGTTTCCAAAATCCTTACCTATATTGTATGGTGGATCGGCTATAACTACCTGAGCCGATCCCGAGTCTAACGTGGGGGCAACGGTTAGGACATCACCGGATATGATCATTACAAAAGTAGAGGGGCACAACTTTAAATGAGTATCTTTTCGAAATATTCTTTTGAAATTTCACTCGCTATACACCGTCTCCCCGTATTTTTACATGCGATCGCCGTCGTTCCACCCCCGAGAAATGTATCCACGACTACATCCCCTTCGTTTGAGTGTTTTTTGACGAGATCTTCAAACAACCTAATGCTTTTCTGTGTCGGGTGAAAACGCCCTACACCGTTTTGTATGGGATATTTGTATATACCATTATCATACTTGCCATTGAACGTAGGTTTGCCCTTCTTGACACCCAAAATCGCTATTTCACGGGAATTTGTTAGGTAATTAACGCTCGAATTTATGGGTTGTGGGTTCGTTTTAATCCACTCGATAAATCGTAATTGTTTAAATTTGTGCTTTTCCATGAGTTCTTTGAGGTATGATAATTTCCATATATCAAAAAATATTATACAAGTACCACCGTCTCTCAGTTTATTATAGTACAATTTAATGAAATCGCTGAGATCATCCATCGTAAAGTTCTCGTCCCATTCGCCGTAGTTTGTTTTCACGCTATACTTAGTCCCGTGAATTGTCCCATATTTTAGATAATTTTCTTTGGCGTTGGGTGCAACGACTTTATTTTTGGATTTATACTCTTCCCATTCCCGCTCCGTCTTCGATATATCTTTACCGGAATCGATCGCGTCTCGCAATTTATTCATGCCCGTTTCATGTGAGATTATATAGGGTGGATCGGTTAAAATGAGATCTACACTCTTATCATCTAGAGATTTAAGTAGTTCGATGCCATTACAATTCCGAATATCCATGTCAAATTATATAGTCATATCTTTAAATAAAACGAAAATCGCCACCCTAAGTTAAAAACAATACACTAAAATCTAACAAATGACTACCCCACCTGAAAAGCGTTTTTGTGCAGCTCTCAAAGAGCTATGCGATATAGCTAGAGATGAAGGATGGGGCGATCCTCTCAACTATGGGCGCTCCAGGGAAATCGATCTCGCTATTAAACTTGGACATAGAGTATCTGATACACTCGCAGGGGCGGACGCTTATGATCAAGATGGAAATCCAGTAGAATACAAAACGACGACACAGGATTTAATACAAGGTACATATAACGGCGTATCGGTTTTTCCAACTTGGGAAGAACAGGAGGTCTACTTGAGAGAACAGAAAATTGGAAAATACAAGCACCATTATTTTGCTAGGTATGATGGTTCGACCGTAAAGGAGGCATGGGTACTCACCAGTGAACAGGTTTTGGAACATTTACTACCAAAATTTAAAATGCAGTTTGAATCAAAAAAGTCAAAAAAGGACCCTCGCTTAGGATGTTCCATCTCGGCCGATATAATTAGAACGGGCGAATGGCTTGATATATAACATAAAGATTTCACGGCATACACATACAACATGACTACCTGGAAACCATCTATGGTGTTAAATGTAGTTCCAGGTTTTAAGGGGAAAATAACCGGAGGGGACGCTGACATGATACGTCGCGTGACGGCCATGTATCCCAAACCACCACCCCGTAAATGGCGTATCGATGAATGTATAAAAAAAACTGAATGGGATCCAAATAGTAAATCTAAAATAACAACAATATATTTACCACATGGTGAATTATATGATCCAATGAAACACAAGATAAAACCAAATTATATAACATACAAAGATCTAAAACGTAATAAAGAATATGATCGTTAATGATATAAATGCGTCATATATTCATTGCACTCTCCGTGGTATCACTCACGGCTCTCGCGGGTGCGGGAGTTGGCGTCGGTTCGTGGATCGCCTCCGTATCAAATGATACTCACTCACCCCACAAATAACTAAGTGATCTAGAAGTTGATAATCGTATATATTTGAATGGCCGCCACATTTATATTAATTTAAGATTATTAAAGCGAGTGATAAAACATAGATTATGGTTGATGTAGAAACACTCGCTAAAAAGATATATTCTCAACTGGGGGCTGGGTACAGTGAGAGAGTATATCATAATGCTATGGAAGTTCTATTGCGTCAATATAATGTTCAGTATGAGAGTGAGCGTATAGTTCAAATCCCATTTGAAGGACATGTAATTGGAAACCTGCGAGCCGATATAATCATAAATAATACAATTGTCCTTGAGTTTAAGACTATTAAGACTCTGAACGAGCAGTCGGAGTTACAGGCTCAAAACTATCTTCGTCTGATGGGACTGAAGATTGCGTACTTGATAAATTATCCCCCTCATCCGAATCGCGAGGTTGAAGTGCGTTGCATTGTTGTAGGAGAACAGTGAAGGGGAACATCTTAACCATCATCTGGTAAAACTCCTGACCCTCATCATAGTACTTTTTTGGATTTTTAAGACCTTCCGTAAGTAGAACCCGAGCTCTGTCTAGATGATACTGTGCCTCATCTATACAAAACTTTTCGTACTTATTCATTATTTGAAGTTGTATTAGCTTCTTTAAGCAATGCTATACGGTTGGAATAAACTCCCAAAGAAGATCTGTGCATATCTTCTTCCAAATGAGATCCTGTTGATATAGTTTCTCCTTCGATTTAAGTAGGGGAAAATATTGAAGATATTCATCCTCTCCCAAAAGTTCACAAAATTTAAACAAAACATACGAGTAACTAAGGAAGTTTTTTCTTTCACTCGGACAATTGTCGTCAAATGGTTTTTGAATATCTTTGAACATGATACGCAATTTCTCTTCCAACTCCTGTGGCATGCTAGGTGCTCTAATACCATTAAGAATATTGGTTATATACGGGACGTGTTCATAATATTTATTCAATCTCAATTTCTTGAGAAGTCCTCGTATTTTAGTGTGTGTAATCTCATCTAATTTCTTAATCTTTATTTTCTTAAGTTCCGCTCTTAGTTGTTCCATCACTTCATCTGGTATTGTCGTCATCTCTTGTGCCTGAAATTGACTTAACCATTCATTGAAATGATTCTCTCTTTTATATGAATAATTTACTATTTTTTCGGAAGTCTCCTGTTCTTCGCGATATGTAAGTTCTTCACTTATGAGATGTGCTATTACCAAACCACATAAATCACACACGAGCTCACTTGTGTCTTGAAAATGAAATATATTACTCGACAAACATTCTGGACATTTATCTACTTTACGTGGTCTACTTCTTCCAACATTTTGATTTTCAACGTCCGCTAAATAGTCTACGAATATGTCTTTCCGTTTTAAACCAACGGTCTCTCGGACATTAAATACATTATCTGTATTTGTATTTGTTTTTTCATCTATATCGTCCGTGTATTGGTTCATATAGGGCATACACCTTATTATATAGTCGGACATCTCAGACTGATACTTACTCTTATTATGGGGGTCGGTTTCAATAAGATTATTCCAATTTTCAATTTTATTGTTATACCTACTTAAAAAGTTTCCCTCCATTATAACTAGTAATGTTGTTCAAACTTTTAAGTACTGTTATTTATTGGTATAAGAAGTTTGTAACATATCCAGATTATCATATAGTCTCTGAAGAGTTAGAATATAAAATTGATTATAGATGCAAGTACATTGTAGAAGATGACTTCTGGTTACAGGAGAGTAAGGATTGGGACGGTGTACTAAACGAGTTCTACGTGAATGTGACTGGCAAAAAATTTAGGAATACAATTATTCCACAAAATGTTAAGAAAACGGTGTTACGGATAAAATACTGGTACAACGGAAAGGTTTACAGAGCTATATCCAATGATATAAACTTCAGGCCGATGAAAAGAGATGAAAGTAGTATGAATTTTACAATTCCAATCAGTAATGCCGCATTGGTGGATCATGATGATAAACCACAGGTCGATATTACGGAGAAGATTAAACGTTATTCTGGGCCGAGACGGGATTTTCATAAACAAAGTGTACCATTACAAGATTTTCTATATTACACAAAAAAGACACTTGAAAAGGAGTATCCAAAGATAATCATTTCAAATTCTATTGGTATGAAAAAGACACTTTTCACGCGCGAAGATTCTATATCTGATCTTCAGATACCTTAGTAGCCAGGTAAAACTTAAGCTCACCCAGGTTTGCAACATTATACTTGAGAATCAAAAATCTATTCCCCTCTTCCTGCATTATTTGCACAGACGCACACATGCTCGTGGCCTTTGTAAATATATTCAAGTACCGCAAAGAGTACAAACCCTTTATTTCAGGGCTTTCATCTGGACATTCGATACTTGTATCCTGAGTGGCGAAGTCCCCTTCACACTTAAGTGTAAAGTTTTTTCCAGAACGTGTGATTTCAATGTCATCGCCAATATTTGACATATCGCGACACAATCTTTGAAAATCTGCGGAAGGTATAATCGTTACACTTGTCATATTTACCGTAGGAACTTCGATACGACTTTCATTGATATCGAGGAGTTTCAATTGAAAGTGTGTATTCGTTTTCTTTGTTTCACTAATAATTTCGATGTTCATATATTCCTTGGAATTTATCTCCATTGAAAGGACGTCATTATTTGTAATCGTTTTCAAAAGTTTGAAAGTGTTTGAAATGTTAATACCAGCGATAACTTCTTGTTCACAAGAATATTGTTCGAAATTATCAGCCGCCAGATAAATATCAACAAGTGATGTTCTCGCTGTATCGAGCGTCACAATATAGACACCATCTGGTCTAAAATATATATTTACGTCATTCAGAATATCCTTTAATACTTCAAAAATTGACTTTACCGCGGATGCCTGTATCGTTACCAATTTCATTTATATTAAATGTTGTGCGTCAGATCTTTAAATCTGTTCTGAATATACATCACCCTTTGATACATCTCTGTTAATCTTTTCTTCAAGTTCTCTTGTTATCGCCGGTTGAAGAGCCTGTCCATAATTGTCAAGTGAAAATAGGTCATTTCCATTTTCATTGTCGTCAAGTGTTGTCATCGAACACCAACCATTCCCAATCCCGCAATGTTCTACTTCTTTATTCGGGAGAAGGGATTCTAACCAGTTTTTGATTTCATTCCCAACAAGAATTTTACTATTTTTTGTCAGTAGTGTTGGTACACGTGTAATTTTATTCCGGTACGCAGGAGGAATACCCTGTGTGTTAACATTGTGATAATTTACAAGCTGTTTCAGTTGTGATTTGCTGTTGATGTATTCAATAATTTCCATTGAGTATTTACACCTCGGGCTATAGATCAGGAGTGACATCTAACATGTATATGGGATTTTGTAAAAAAAAATTAACGCATATTAGTAAAGATGAAGTTACTTTGGATCTTCACAGCACTTGTGGTTATTCTCCTGCTTACTCGCCGAGAACCCTTCACAGAAGCTTTCGGATTTTCCGGATACAAAAAACCCGTTGGTACCATTCGCTTTGATGATGCCAGGCCTGATACATCTTCTTACACTCAGGGCGAGGCTAAGATCACCAATGATATGATGCAGAAGTTTGTCATGTTGACGAATAAGGAAATTTTAAAACGAACTAAACTTTGTACTTATATTATCGAGACAACTGCAGTTAAAAAGTATACCGGTGCCAAGACCTTGTATGAGTGTGCATTTATGGTAGTAAAGAATGATGGTTTCGCGTTTGGTTTCTCTGTAACTGCCATGTTTGAAGTTGAAGGTGATAATACCCGCCTGGTTTGTTTGAGATCGCAACCCCTTGGTGTAGAAACACCAGAAGACGTTTCGCCATATACAGAAGGAAGTGAAGGTAAAGAATTTATTGAATACAAGCTTGTCAAAGAGAAAGCTGCCCCCACATCAAGTGAGTTTGAAACGACCAAAAATAAATTGGGCTAATTGTAATGATCAGCATCAATGATGTGACAAAGATTGATGATCGGAGAAGACAGATCAAAAAGGAAATATACAAAAGGATTTACGAACAGTTTGCTCGAAAAATTAGAAAATCCGTAGAATATGGAAATAAACAGATATTCTTAACAATTCCAACATTTGTAATTGGGTATCCCACATTTGATAGGGCTGCAGCCACACAATATGTAGCTAGACAATTCACGAATGGTGGGTTTAACGTTCGTATTGTTGGTGAATATGAAATTTATATTAATTGGATAAAGGAAAGATCTAAGACGGAAAAATATACAGATGAAACTATAAGTGAAACCAATTTCCCAGATTTAGTTAACCTCAAAAAGATAGCAAATAAGTTTAGAAAACAATAACGCGCGTGACTTAAAGCTAAAAATGTAAAAATAGTATATATAATGTCCGATCCACTCAATATTATGGTAGAAGCCCGCAATGAGTACATGGGACAATTGTGTCTGATTATGTGTCCCCCTATGATTGAAGTTTTCCAGGATATGTATGATGAAGCGACAAAGATTTCTAAGGGGCGTAAAACTCTGATTATGTTCCAAAAGTTATTGAAGGAAGTTCCAAATTGGTCTAATGCCATGTCAAAGCAACATTCGGACAATATTTCAAACCGATGTGCTTGGTTTAATGATTTATTGGCGGCTGTGTTTGTTGCGTGTACGAAGATTCTATCTGCGGTGCGTCTCAAATCTGATAACAAAAAGATTAGTTTGCGACTTCCAACGAATGAAGTTTTCATTCAGACATGCTACAATAATGCAGCCAAGGATATTTATAAGGATCCTTACATTTTCCATGAAGAACAAAGTGAATATCTTCGCGACGAAAAGCTAACAAAGCGATTTACGATGTGTATTGAGGCTTCAGTGAAAGAGCTCATACCCGTTCAAGAGATTCTTCAAACGTACATGTCTCAGGAAACTCGTGATATCGACCTCGATGGTGAAATTCACGACTCCGAAGATCCAGATGTCTTTGAGGGTGGTGAGGAATCATTCCCAGAAGAAATGCCAGCCCCCGAAGCTGAAACAGTGGAGCCCCTCGAAGGTGAGCAACCACTTCAACCCACGGGTCTCGAAAACGAATTCAAAACGGTTCCCGGGGTAGAAAATCCAGAGCCAGTCCCTGAACCAGAGGACATACATCCCACTGCACCAGAGCAATTCCCCGAAGAGGGGGGTGATGATGTATTTTTCGGGGATGCACCAGAGCACCGTGCAAAAAAAGCTATGTATAATTAAATGGAAGACCTGTCCGAATATCTCCGAGACCCAATGGGTGCCGCCCTCATCGCAGCCCTCGTTACCGCCGGTTACATTCATGCCAAGGCGCACCTTAATAATGAGGGTAAATTAGAGCTTAATAAATACACCAAACCGGCTACCCTAAATGCCATCCTAGTCTTTTTTATTGTTTCAAATGGCTTGGGTCAGAAGGAAGCTATTTCAACAGACCCCTTTTAAACTTAAACTTAAAGATTTAATTATTAGAATAATAAGAAAATGACCTCTGTAAGTGCGTTCAACGACATGCTTGGTCAATTTCTTGTGGAATTGCACAAGACTTTTCCAGAGGAAAAAGACATTAAAAAAATGATGACATCATTTGACGTTTTACAAGCTGCTAACCCGCGTTTGGTAGTTGATGCATTCATGAAGGGTGTTACGCCATACGCGGATAAGATTTCAGCAAAGGATGAGACGTTTCTTCTTAATGAGATTGACAAGATTGATTTTCTGAAAGATCTCAATATTAAGAATTACTGGGGTCGTATGACTGACAATACTAAAGCTGCTACCTGGCAATATATCCAGACCCTGTACATGCTCGGTACAACTATCACGTCAATTCCAGCAGACACTCTTAATATGATCGAGGGTATCGCAAAGGACTGCGCAGACAAAATGGAGACCGAAGGTGGTGAACTTGACCAGGATGCACTCATGAAGATGATGGGTAACATGCTTGGCGGACTCCCAAAAAAATAAACCTTAACTTATACTAAATGAAGGCCTGGTTCGAAGATCCAAAGCAACTCATCGATAGTGAAGCTATTCATCAATTTTGGCCTAATAAAAACCAAACCCCAGAACAGCGCATAAATGCCGCATCTAGATTTATTATTTATACGGTATGTGCTATTTACCTCATCAGACGCGATCCAAGAATTTTCATTTTAGGTGGAACCGTTTTGGGTGTTCTTTATCTGATGTATAGAACGAAGATGATTAAAGAGACGTACAAGGTCAGTGTTGCGAAGAGTGGTTGTCATCTTCCAACGAGAGATAACCCAATGGGTAATGTGTTAGTCACAGATTACACAGATGCCCCAAACCGTCTGTCTGCCTGTTATTACCCAACTGTTAAGCCATACGTTAAACGTTATCTCGATGACCGCATTCCATATGACGGAGGGAGATCAAGAACACCAATGCCTGTTTATCAGCGCAATGCATCGGCGAGACAATTTGTGACAGCACCAGTTTCTAGTATCCCAGGAGATCAAACATCTTTTGCGGAATGGTGCTACGGTTCCAGGAAATCTCCAATATGTAAAAGTCATGGTGGTGTTTCATGTAGCCCAGATGCTCGTGGAGTTCAGCTTGAAGCGTTTGCGGGTCTTGATCCAAGCGGCGACAAGCGGAGTGGCATGCACGGTTTTACCCATTCTTAAATAATTAATCTCAACTAATAATAAAATGGCTTACCAACTTCAGCCTGGTTTATCAATTGTCCAAAATGCTGGCGCGATTGCCCCCGTGAAAGCGACTGACGAAGTCTTCGTTTACCCTCAGCCCAGTTCAACGAACTGTGGTGGCTGCCGACCAAACACTATGTTGTACGGTACGGCACCATACATGGCTGGGAAGGGTGCTCCAGCCAGCCTCATTGACACAAGTGATCAACTCAGACCCCAGACAACATCACGATTTAACAGAGTTGTCGTCCCAACGTATGAACGTAGATTGTTCCCATTGAACAATATGGAATGTAAGGTTCCATTGCGTACGATGTCCTATGAACCATCCAGTACCCGTGCTGAAATTCAGAATGAACTTTTCGACCAGAGATACGCTAATAAAAATGTGAGTAAGAAATAAGAATGGCAGATCCCATTTCGCTCGCAGCCGTCGCTGGATTGATTTATGTTGGTAGGGCGTTGAGTGATAAGACTGAACCAGCTAAAGTTGTTCAGCGTATCGCAGACAAGGAACAGGTTGAAGATGTCGTCACCGACACCCCGGTAAGCCGGGAAAAGGTGTACAAAGAACGCGCCGATTTTGAAGCGCGTGTTGAAGTTCCAAGTAAAAAGGAAGTTACAAACTTTGCTGACATCCGACAACAGTCCAGAACAGGTGGACAAGAATTATTGAATATGCGCGATCGCATGTATGATCGCGGTGTGATGAATAACCTCTCACCGATTGAGAAGCAAATGGTGGGACCTGGTTTGGGTGTTGGTCCCGAGACACCCGCGGTTGGGGGTTACCAGCAAATGCTTCGTGTAAATCCTATTAATGTTGGTGAATACCGACTTACATCTCTTCCAGGTCGGTCAGGCCCGGCTATGGACACTACGGGTGGTAGAGCCGCCGTTGTTGGTGAATTGACACATAACATGCCAGAAAAGACTGCCTTTTTGCCCTCACGTTTGCCAACGATGGGTGGTCGTGCGCAGGGTATGAGCGGTGTCACTCCAAGATCGAGTCACCAAAAGACTATGCGAACTACCAACCGCTCAGAAACTGGTTTACGTACAGATGGTCTCGGTTTCAATGGCGCTAAGCGTATTACCTCGGCGCTGTCGGTTTCCCAAGACCCAACCCGATTTAAAAATGATCGCAATGATGAACAGTTCATATACAACAATCAACCAACACCAGGTATTCATAGCTTCCGAGGTGCTTACACGAACAGTGCGGCTGCCCAGGTTACTTCGAAGAATAACGAGGAGTTGATGAAGTATGGTTTCCGCCCAGAAGACAGGCGAGGTAAAGCAAACCGTATGGGTAACCCAGGCCGTATGAATGTAACACAAACACGTGGAAATCTTACAGCGGTTCGAACTGATCAATCACGAATTGATGGCCGTGTAAATGCCGCAAATGGTGGTTGGACTCAAAATTACAATCAAAAACCATTCCATCAGTTCAACGCTCATAAGGGTAACGAAAATCCACACGCCAGAAACTTGGACATTGCGAAGAAACAACTTTGTAATAACCCATTGGCACATAGCATTTCTTAAGATCATTGATTAAAATAGACAAAAACACTCATTAAAATATTATACGCATATTTTAATGAAGGTACACAGTCTGACAATTGATAGTAGTCAACGCGATCCTGTAAAATACACGAATCCAAGTGATTACATCGTTAGCCTTGAGAGTCCAATTTATGACATTTCGCAGATTAAATTAGTCAGTGCGCGCATTCCTACACCACAGTTATTGATATGCGAAAACAATAATAGCTTTCAATTTAAAGCAACCCATCAAGGTGGCTCCGAGACAACGTTAGGTACAACAATATCTGTAGGAAACTATACAGGAACTGGTGTTGCGGCGCTGTTCCAAAGTGTTGGAGGTTATAATTTTAACATATCTTATGATGCCACCAAAAACAAATTTATAATGGGTCAACCCACAGCCCCTAATGGCCAAAACCTGCAATTTCTTAGATTTCTGTTTAAAACTGGTCAAAATGGGTACGATGATTCAAGTTCAGAGCATACGACATTACATCAAATTTTTGGACTACCCGCCCAGGATATACAGATGATCGGTGGTGATTTTGGTGCGGCGAACTTAGACGGCCCCAATTCCCTAGTAATGCGCATATCTTCTGGATCGGAACAACTGAATCAGACTCTCCCCACATCGGGTCAAACGCCTTATTATACGGGTCACATTCTCTTACCAGGTGGTAAATCATTCGTTAACGTTAATGGTACCGACGATAAGGTCACACATGACTTTCATTCCGGTACTCTTAAATCCGTAAGGGATTTGCGAATTCAGTTTTTTTATATGAGTCACGGTCGTCTCATTCCATATGATTTCAGAAATCAAGATCATGTTTTGAAATTTGAAATTACATGTTCTACAGATAAATTGGAAAATCTTCCAAAAGTGTCTCATGATGTTGTTAAGAGGGTATTGCCGCCACCTGTAAGCATTCCTGAGTTTGAGAATCCTTATAAATGGAATCAAATTCTACCTATAGTAGCAATTTCATTTATTGGTGTATTATTCCTTGTTTTAACAAAGCGTAAACCAAAACTTAGCGAGTAATCGCAAAGACTGGTTGAGCTGGCTTGCTGACGCGAGTGGAGATTCTGGAAATCACCATATAGACCGCGATGGACAACAAGGTGGTGAGGATAGCGGTGAGGGTGTACTGGGTACCTCCGTTCTTTGGCACTCGGATGAGTTGTTGAATGATCCAGCGAACGAGGTCGTTCCAGCTAAGAGCCGCGGCAAAGGAGAAACCCGCAACAATCGCATTGAGGGATTGTGTTTCGAGTTCTTGAGTCACGAGGTTGACAGTATCAATCGCGGTGTCCATGG